TTAGAAAACTCAGTTGAGTTTTTTAAATTTCTATCTGCTTTATTTTGATCATAAAAATACTCTTCAAATATTTCCATTTGAGCTTGGTTAGCTAGCAAGTTAAACTCTTGAGGTGTTATATAACCTCTTTGCTCTTTATTTGCTAAAGCTAAAACTCTTTGGTATACTGTATCTATTTTTACTGACATAATTTATTTTTTATAAGGAAACATTTTATTTAATGCTTTTTTTCTTTTACCACAACCACAATCTTTCACTCCTCTAGCTTTGTTAACTGCATCAACAATACTTTTCACACCGGTTGCTTTTGTAATTTTTTCTATTGAGTCGCCTAGTCCTTTTGATTTCTTTTCCATATAATTATATTTTGTAGTTACGATCGCCCCGTAGGGCGACCGCTCTACAGTTTGATTAATTGTTTAATCTTTTTTCAATATTGGAGTAAATCTCCATACCCTCATCTGTTTTAAACCAATGCGCTAAAGCAGTGTAAGGGTGCTCGTCAAATGGTATAACCATTAATTTTCTACCGTTATTACCCCACAAAAAGTTTCTTTGATCTGAAGATAATCTTAATATACCAGCTTCAACAGCTCTAATACCAAAGTTTCTTAGCATTACATTTTCGTCATCCGCTAACTCTAAGAACAGTTTAGGATTATTACGTGCAAATACTAGTAAATCTCTTTTAAGCTCCTTAGAACTTAAACTTGTTACGCTAGATCCAACCTCAACACGCATTATAGCTTCAGCCATGTCAATATCAACATTTCTAGCGGCGATCAACGCATCAACTTGTGTATTTAACACGCCAATTTCATCAGCAGCAATAACAGACGGCTTGTGTTCGTAAAAAATATTCTCTCTATTAGGGTGGTATAAAGAAAGTAGTTTTTGCAAAACAGTTTTTTCTTTCTCTACAAAAAGCGCGCCACTTCTAAAAATAATGTGAGATAATCTTTGGTCTCCTTTCATTTCGTCAACAAAACAAGTTTGTTGGTTTTCGCAATACTTAAGTTCTCTTTCGTAACCTTTTTCTTCATCAAAATAGTAAATATTTGCAGACTTAATTGATTTAGATATTGGAGTTTTATTGCCTGATAAGTAGTAAACTCTATCTTTAATTTCCCATTCATTAGATGGTTTTAATCTTTCTCTTACTTTTGGTTCTTCAATAACAACCGTTTCGTTTGTTTCTTTTAATTGAGGCTCTACCTCAACTTCTTTTATTTCTTGTTTCTTTGCCATAATATAATATATAATAAAATTAATAAAAATAAAGGGTCGAGGCCGAAGCCCCGACTCTTTAAAATAATTGTGCTTACTTCATTAACATAAAGTTATTAGCACCTTGTGTAACTAAACATCTTTCAGACAACATGTGGATTTGCATTGCATCTAAAGCAGATGTAGCAGCTCCAACCGAACCAGTAGTCCAAGTCTTCATTTTTCTGTCATCAGTTTGCGAAGCTCTATAACGAACATGCAAGAAAGGACGTTTAAGGTTTTTACCTAGCATTTGGTCATAAACCGTAGATGTACCAGCTGGAATAATAACACCTCTAATTGCGTTAGCGGTGTCAGCAGCATTAATACCACCTCTAGTAGCTTTGTCATTTAAATATCTAAAGTCAGATTTATAAAAGTCATAAGAACCTCTTCGGAATCCAGAGAAACCTAAGTTTAACGCCATGTCTTCTTCGTTATCAAACACGCCGTAAGAAGTTCCACCAGCTCCGTAAGAATTCATTGAAGCTAACATATCATCCATTGCCAACGAAGTAGCTCTGTTTACAAACATCATATTTTCTTCAATAGCACCTTGAGAGTCAAACTCAGCTAAGATAGCATCAAACTCAGCTAAATCAGTAGCAGCATTAACGCCAGTAATACCTGAAGTTTCATTACCTCTAGACTCAATAGCAGCAAACAAACCTTCAGTACCACTACCACCAGTTGATTGTGCAGCATTATACATTACGTTTGAAGAATCCGCAACAGAGTTAGCATCATTTAATTCACCTTCCAACATTGCCATCTCTAAGTAATCAGTAAATCTAGCTCTTGTATCAGCTTCAGCTTTTAAGTACCAAAGGTATCCACTTTGTCCATCTTCAGCAGCAACCTCAATCCAACCAATTCTAGCTGTATCAGAACCTGACACTTCGTAGTAATCTTTCATAATGATTGGCTTGTTAGTAAACGTCTGAACTGAAGGCTCATTAGCTCCTCTTGAATCAGTTTGCGTTGTAACAGCACCACCATTCATGTAAGAAACACCTTTAGTGTATTCAGAACCATAAACTAATATAGTTGTTTTCTTAGAAGTTGAGATGTTCATTGCAGACGCGAAGCCAGCGGCACCTGAGTTATAAGGAGCTACATCAATAACATCAGCAGCAACATCTGTTACTAAACCTTTAATAGTACCACCAGCGTTAGATACAATAACTGTATCATTAACTCTAATACCATGAGATGAAGGAGTGTAAGTTGCGTTTGCATCAATATGCCCTTCAATTGTTATCTCACCAACACTATCAACACCAGAGCCAACAGACTCTACGTGTCCTGTGTATGATAAATGTAAACGACCTTGCTCAGACCAAACAACTTGGTCAGCAGACATCGCTTCTTCAGCTCCTACTTGTGAAAGAAATCCTGATATAGTTCTCGGTCCGAAAACTTCAGCTTCTTTTTCCATAAGATCTGGTAAATATTGTTGAGCCCACGTTGTGTCAGTGGTACCCGTAAAATCAAGATAGTTTGAAACTAGTGCTTGTTGCTTTGCAGCTGGAACACTATTTAAACTACCTCCTGCAGTAATTGCCATAATTTTTTAATTTTTAAATTGTTATTTATTTTCTACTTTTAATTTTAAATTTGAAGTCAGAAGAATCCTCGCCTAACACTTTTACTTTTAAACCTCCTGCTTCTACGACTCCATGACTTTGTCTTGGTGTCATATCTACATTTTTAGCATTTGTAATACTATCATTCATAGCATCAGATTTGCCTTGTTCGTAAAAATGCTTTGCAATAGCGTCAGCGTTCATTGCAGTGTAAAGTGATTTATGATAACCTTCAGCATCGGACATTTCACCATTATTGTTCAAAAACTTTTTGACAAAATTGTTTATATCGCTTTGCGAATTTTTCACTTCACCCGTGTTATTAACGTTGAATCTATAGTTTTTTTCTCCGACGTTATATTCAAAACCTTTGAATTTATCATTGAAAACATTATCTGTTTTCTTTAAAAAACTATCTTTTTTATTCTTTGTTTCCGCTTCATTTTTATTGTACCTATTAAAGAAATCAACTGCTTTCTGCTGCTCATTTGTGAGCTTACTTCCAGCTTTAATTTCTTCATAGTATTTAGACTTTAACCCGTCTAAGTGGTTTTTAGCGTCAGCAACTTGCTCTTTTAACGCTAGTTTTTTTCTTCGTATTTCTTTATCATCGTCTGCCTCTTCATCGTAAGAAAACTGATCGTCCATTAAAAAACCAATTTCTTCGTCATTTAAGTGAGGTTTAGATTCTGCATAGTATTCTCTAAGTAAAGTATGGTTGTCCATTTTAGAATAATCTCTATTTAACTTTACATAATCATTAATATCACCACCAGTTTCTTCCATAAAGTTGACTAACTTTTGAATATTTTCTGGTAGCTCTTTTCCGGTTTCAACACTTTCTTTTACAGCTTCAGTAACCTCTTCAGTTATCTCTTTAACTTCAGCAGACTCTTCTTTTGTAATCTCTTCTAAAACTGGAGTTTCTTGTGTTTTTGTTTCCGGTTGTACTTTTTCTTGTTCTTGTGGGGTGTTGGCATCTTGAGACTCTGCAGCCACTCCCTCGTTGTTAGTATTATCTTCTTTAACCTCATTTTCTTCTGGTTTTGTTGGTTTACTTAAATCAACTTTAGTTATTGTGTCTTCAACAACTTCAGTTGGTTTTTTCATTTTAGCTTTAACCTTAGTAACATTACCTTTAGTTTCGTTACTAGTTGGTTGTTTTTCTTTTTTTGCTTTTACTTTAATTTTACCAGTATCGTTATCTACGATTGGTTCTTCTTTTTTTGCCATAATATAATATAATAATAGTTAATAAATTTATTTAGGACCAAACTCTCCCATACCCAAGTCTCCCGTCATTATATCATTACCTGATGACTCAAACTTTTTAGGTGGTTTCTTATTTAATCTTTGGTCTATAAGTTCACTTTGTTGTGAAGCCTGCATTTTTGTTCTGTTGTCTTTACGATCTTCTTTTCTTGTTTCTTTCATATCAACTTCTTCCATGTTCATTTTTTGAAGTTGCATATTGATATCAAATTCTAATTGCATCAACTCTTTTTTAATTTCAGCTTCTTGCATCATTTGTTGAGACTTTAATTGGCTTTTAGTTTGCTCTAACTCTAGTGACATACCGTGCATTTGTTGTGCCTTTTGAGTTTCAGCTTGCGCTGCGGCTTGAGAAGCTTGTGCTTGAGCCTCACCTTGCGCTTTTTGTGTTTCTAAAGCTTGTTGGTGTTTAAGATCTGCTTTCTTTTTTCTAGTAATCTTTAACATTTGATTAGCTAGTTTTAAGTTTCTAATATTTCTTAAATCAATAGCATCTTCTAAATCTATAGCACCTTGAGATATTGATGCTTGTATATTGTTTTCTAATAACTGCTTTTCTTCTTCGTCAGGAGCTAATTCTAAAAATATACCAAAATCATAAAGATGTAGTTCAGAAATTTCTTTTAGTGTAGCTACATTATGAACACCTATAGCTTGTATAAAAGCATCTTTTGTTGGTGAAAATTCTAATATATCTGATATCCTAAGAGAAAGAGCTTCACAAGACTCTGCTGTTAAAAATAATCCTGATTGCAGTATGTGCCTTGTAGCTGTATTAGAGTTTGCAGCGGCCATTTTTTGTATACCAACTAATGACTTAGCATCTGGAGTTGAAGCATCTCTAGCTTCATTTAAACCAGTTGTATCTCTAATCATTTGTAGATAGTAGTTATAATTACCTATTAAAGCCTGCATTTTACC